CAAAATTCCTAATCTAAGGAGCAGTTATGTTATCAAAGTTGGACCCAAACCAAAAATTAAAATTGGTCGGATATCTGAAGGACTTCAGCACATCACTTACCCGTGTGGAAGCTGAACGAGATTTACAGAAAGTTTTAAAGGGTGACGCCTGTGAAGAATTTGATATTAGTAAGAAAATATTTACTAAACTTGCTAAAACCTATCACAAGCAAAACTTTGCAGATGAAGTAGCTGACCACCAGGAGTTCGAAAAACTCTACGAAGAAGTCACGAAATAACGTTAAAATAACTACTTATTACAAAGGTTCTCTGTATTCTAGGGAACCGCACAGGCGCCACGTTCCCTTATGGAATGTGGCGTTTTTGTTATGTAAATATTTTTTCGGAGACACCTGTGAAAAAAGTTGATTTGAAGCAGACGAAGCTGTTAGCTGATATCGAACTAAAAAAGACCGAACTGCTCGCAGAACTGGAATTAAAAAAATTAGAAGGTGAATTACGCCGTGCAGAATCTGGGTCAACCTCAAAGGAAGTAGCAAGTAAATATATCGGAAAAAGTGCCATTCCGTGGATTGTATTACTTGTGGTGGTGGGTGTAGTCTCCAGTAGATTCTTACCTACAGAATCACTCCCAGCCGTTATTGGATTGGTGTCAACTGCTGTTATGGCGTTGATTACGATGTTGGCGGGAATTACGGGAACAAAAGAAAAAGAAGACAAACCAGAAATTGAAATTATCAAGAGCCTTATTAAACAACTTGATGCTGCCCGTGAAGATATGAAGGTGGAAATTGACGGAGATAATGTGGTTATTGCCAAGGGGGAAACGACTATGAAAACCACAGGAAAGGCACGAGGTAAATAAGCATGTTTATTCCTAACAAAACAATTAACCTAATAAAAACACTAGCACTAATTGTGCTGTCTATGCTAGTGGTAGTTATTGTGGGTCAAAGCGTTTTGTATCTCAAGTTGTCAAATGCAAATAAAACAGAACTTGGTGCAATAAAAAGCGAGGTCAATATAAGTAAAAAATTTGATACGCTCATCACCACCAACCAACGCAGTATGGAAACCGACTTAGTGTATACACAGAAACAAGTGGATTCATTAAATCAAGAAATTAAAAAATTACAAAACTCCGTTGATGGGTTACTGTTTAAATCAGATATATTGATAAAAAACGAATGTTCGGTTCGTCCATATTACATGGAAAAACAGTTAATCGACATGTGTCCTAATTAATTGGAGAATACAATGTCAGAAAATGGTGTTACATCAAAAGGTGAACTTGTAGAAAAAATAGTCTTTGGAGCAGTTCCCATTTTGCTATCGTGTGTTGGTTATTTGATAATGGCACTGAACGAAATGGAAAACAAAATAACAGTTTTGGAAAGTAAAGTTGCTGTTGTCGTGTCTGCCGAAAACAAGCCCGTTCCATCTGAAGGAACCACGGTGGCAATGGAACAAATTCGTGCCGAAGCAGCCGAAAGTAGAGCACAGCTTAAGTATGACGCTGCTGCTGCACGTGCGGAACTCGACAAACGTATTGCGGTTTTGGAAACTAAAATTGGTCGTTAACCGGAGCAATCTATGCTAAAAAAATTTGTTGAAATTTTCAAAGATAATAATGATTGGAACGAAAAAACAATAATTGGATTTCTGTCGTTTGCCGTCATGGTGGCAATTGCAACTATTGATTTGGTTACGGGATTGGAAGGCGTGAATCTTGAAATTAAAGATTATATTTATCAATCATTTGTATATTTAACTATTGGGTCGTTTGGAATTGCTGGGTTGGAAAAATTCTCACCTGTCAACAAAGTAAAAGCTGAACGACAGTATGATGAATCATCCAATATTGATGTGGATGTCAACATTGAATCTTCATCAAAAGAATGTCCAAACTGTGGCACCCAATGCGAATAATTGTAACGGCAATTTTATTATTTTTTGCAGTCACCCTTGAGGCACAGGATACTGTTCGTATAAAGCATAAAAATTACCAAACGGTATTTTCAAAAGCAAGAAAGTATCCAGTGCGCGTTGAATGGGTAGTTACCAAGAAAAAATTAACCTGCAAAGTACCGGTAAAGCGGTATGATAAATTTGAACCGGACCCAGAGTTATACAGTGAAAGCAACGTCGGGGCTTCATATTTCAGTTCTGGATTTGACCGAGGACATTTATCACCTGCGGCTGATGCACGGTGTGATGCAGTCTCCATGCAAGAATCGTTCTATTTCACGAATATGGCACCACAATATCCAGGATTAAATCGTGGACAGTGGAAAGAATTGGAGGAGTGGACTCGTGAACAAGCATTACTTCATGATTCTATTAAGGTGTCAGCGGGATGTATTGGAAATAAACAGAAAGTAAAAACTCTCACCGTACCAACGCATTGTTGGAAAGTGATACAGATTACTAAACAAAAAACTACGGTGGGATTTGTATTTCCCAACCAACCAGAAAAAACGGTTTCGTTCGAACAACACAAGGTTTCGTTAGACAGCATTAAAAAATTAACAAAATTTACCTTTAGATAAAGTATGCAAGACCTATCCAAAGAAGAATTGTACAGTAGACTTATTGCCATTAATAAAAGTAATGCTATCATTTACTTTGATACCAAGGGAATCATCTTGGGTGCAAATGATATTTTTTTAAAAACAATGGGGTATGGTGAACAAGAAGTCTTTGAGGTAATTGGTAAACATCATAGTATATTTGTATGCAGTGACTATGCCAAGTCAGACGAATATGAAAAGTTTTGGGCTATATTAAAAAGCGGTAAATATTACCAAGGAGAATTTCAAAGAAAAAAACGAGATGGCTCACTAATTTATTTACAAGCCACGTATAATCCGTTATTTGACGAAAATGGTAATGTTACGCAAATTATGAAAGTTGCTACAGACATAACCTCTATTGTGAAATATAAGCAACAAATTGAAGCAATTAACAGAAGTAGTGCTATTATCACGTTTGATGTTAATGGATTCATATTGGATGCAAATTCTGTATTTTTAGAAACTATGGGATACAAACATACTGAAAAAGATGACGTTATTGGTAAGCATCATAGTATTTTTGTAAGCTATGAGTATTCAAAATCCGACGAATATCGTAAATTTTGGGACACCTTACGCCGTGGTATGTTTTTTGATGGCGTATTTGAAAGAAAAAAGGTGGATGGTTCTCCCATATATTTACAAGCATCATACAATCCCGTGCATGATAACAAAGGCAATGTAGTTCAAGTAATTAAAGTTGCCACCGACGTTACGGAGACGGTGAAAAACAAAATAAAAATAAATGAACTTTCTGAAAATTTACAAATAGAACTGAATAATTCCAGAAAACTTAAAGATTCCATAGAACTGGAGAAAAATGCTGCGTTGTCCGACTTAGACGCTGTAATAAAGAAAAATCAAAGTGAGTTGATAAAAATAATTGTTAAGTGTGCATTAGCCGTGATACTAGGAGTAGGAATTATTACTACGGGTTTATATTGGGCGGCCATGTTGACCGGCAAAGACACACAGGTGATTGGTTCCACATGGAGTAATACTTTTAGCGTATTACTTACCAATGCGTTTTCCATAGTTGGCACAATCATGGGTATCAAATATGCTACGGAAAATAAAGAAAAACCAAACCAATAAAATACATATTATACAAATAAATGGTTACTGGAAATTTGTAGGCAACCTTTATGAAAATGAATGTGGAGAAACTTATGTCGTTTACTCGTGAACAAATCGAAGTTGCGGTTAAGAAAAAAGGATATGCGTGGTTCGAAGGAGCAAAAGATTTTGATGTAAACATTGTAGGAATTCGTAATTCTGCAACTGGTAAGAAAGTCACCAACGTGTTTGATGATTGGATGACCGTTTCATACAAAGAAGGTGGTCTGTGGAAATTTCACAGTTGGGCATGTACAACCGACCCCGGTACAAAAGCCGTCAGAGAATTTAGTAATCCAAATGGTGTGGCGCGATTGGTACCAAATCAGTATCGTGGCTCGCATATTATTAGATTACATCAAGGAAAGTATGAAGCATTGGGTCAGCAAAAACCCGTCAAAGTATATCGTGACAAAAATAAAGATATGACATTTGATGAAACAACTATTCAAGAAGGTTTATTTGGTATCAATATTCATCGTTCCAATCCAAAAACTGAATCAGAATTTGTGGAAAATTGGAGTGAAGGATGTCAAGTGTTTAAACGGGTAAAAGATTTTAATTTATTTATGCAGATATGTAATAAAGCAAAAGATATACACGGAAATAGTTTTACCT